CTGCTTTTCTGTATAACCCATCGACTTAAGTTGTTCTGCCGTTAGGTCACCAGTGAATTTCGACAAAGTCTCAGTCAAGATCTCTGCTGAAATCCAGCCCTCTTGAAGAGAGTCCCGGAAGCTACCCTGTTTCTTGATAATATCATCGACAGCAACACCATGCGCACGAGCAGTCTCCATGAGAGAATCTTGGAAGACTTTGCCACCCATACCAGCGTTAACTACCGAGTTCCAGTCCATGAGTGAAACTTTACCCGCGGCAAGAGCCTGCGACAACTGGTACATAGCCGTAGAAGCTTGTTCAGCATTAGAACCAGAGATGGCCGCGAGGTTGGCAATACCCTTGATTGCTCCTGTAGCAACATCCAACTTAACACCGGCTGCAGTAAACGTGCCGATGTTCCGAGCCATCTCAGAGAAGTTGTAGATAGTCTGGTCGGAATATAGATTAAGTTCTTCTAGTGCTTTGTTAACTTGATCCAGATTTGTGTTCTGCCATTTGGTATTTGACAAAATAGTCTGGATAGAGTTAAGGTTTGTTTCGTATTCCTGTAGACCAGCTTTTACTGGGTCTACTGTCAAAGACTTAACAAGCGCGGTTCCTGCATTAAACGCTTTGTTTGTGATGTTAGTTAGAGCAGTTAGACCTATAACAGAAAGAGTTTTAAACTTCTCAGTCAATGAATCAACAGCAGCACCAATATGTCCTAGTTGAACATTTTTGCCAGCTGCAGCAACAGATTCAAGACCTTTGGCGGCTCCGTCAAGCTTCAAACTACTCTTCAATGCAGCCAAATCGCTCATTGTAGCTCTGACGCCATCAGAGAATTGTTTGTTGTCGAACCGCATACCAACTACGCGTTCTTCGATAGCACTCATGCCGAGGTCACCGCCTTCCAAACGTCTTCTGCTATCTTGTCAAATACAGGTTTCATTGCTGGATTAATATAGTCGATACCTTGTACGTATCCACCGGTTCCTGTACCATGTCCATATTGAAGCATGATAGCGACAGGGAAACCGTTCTCAATATCTGAGTTGGTCCATACTATCTCGACTGAACCTTTGCTATTAGATACTTCAAATCCCCAGGACTCAGAGGCTAGACCCGAGTCCCGAGGTGTAGCTTTCTTTAAGGCATCAACGCCGAGTCGTCCCGAGGATTTCAATATGGCGTCTATCCTAAGTTTACTTAGGTTGCGCAGATATTGTTCGGTCTTATCGAAGGAGCCTCTGGATTCTAGATAAAACATAGTGGCTCCAGACGATTAGTACTTTATAATGTAATTAACAGTCAAATATGGTTGTAATGTGTTGTGTGCTCCACCATCACCAGTACTATTGGTGTTTCCAGAATATGTCGTACCCGGAGTAGCGCCTAGCGGTAGGTATCCGGTCCAGCCAGTACCATAAACAAGATTGAGACCATGTGCGTGTGAAGGCATCTCGGCAGTAGTTAGAGTATGTGTCTTCTCTCCACCAGTTTTACCGAGATAGTTAAATTCAGTCTCCGCTGAGTTGTAACCCATTGGAGCTTTCCCTTTAAAACTAGGCACATTGAATGTTGTAGACGCAGCAATTCCATATGGACAACGGCGCAAAGTATGCGTTCCTGACTGCGAGCCTGATGTGTTTATTGCTGTACCACCACTGGTCGCGCTCACTGTGAAAGTATCTGTAGCAGAACTCACGACGTAATACATAGTATTCGCCGCTAGACCAGTTGGCAACGCTCCTGTGGTAGTGAAGTATATTCTTTCGCCTACAACTAATCCATGCGCCGTTTTAGTAATTACGCCGGGTGAGGCAATACTGATAGTACAAGTTCCTACTGATGGTACGATAATATCATACAAAGTAGCGTATGTAGTTCTTGATATAGCGGTGCCATCACACAAAAACCAACCAGTAGGAGCGCTAAGGCCCGCCCACATCCGAATTTCACCAGGAATCCCAATAAGTCCGGACGCCAAAGAAGCATCTGCTATTTCGGTTGTAGTAACTGCATCAGCGGCAATTTTAGCTGTAGTAACTGCTCCAGCAGCTATCTTTGCTGTAGTAATACTTAGCGCCAAGGAAGCTGGAGTAACAGCAGCCGTAGAGTTTGTTCCCGTAATAACTTCAGCATTCGTAGCTAGTTCAACAGCACCCTGAGCCGTTTCTGTGGCGGCAGGCATCAAAGGTAGGGCTGAACCAGCGTCAACTGTAGTACCATCGTGCTTCGTTAGAATTAGATGACCATATCCATTGATAGCGCCACTAACAACTGAGGCGGCCTCTATCGCCAACATTCTAGCTTTAGTTAGTACTTCAACTGTCGTAGACATGAGGCCCCTTTCTTATAGTGAACTTATCTGATATGTATCAGTAGATTTTTGCACAACGGTAGACCAAGTTATCGAATATGACGTACTATCTAGTGCAACTACTGCATCGTTAGGTCCAGTAATAGAACATGACCCGTCATTGTTGTCTATCACTCTTAGTAGTGCGGTCTCTTCAAATATAGTATACAATTCGGCGACAGTTGGAAGACGCGAATCCGTAGAATCTGAACCATATATAATGTTTTCTATTGCGCTTAAGGTCTCTGGATATGCTACGTCTGGATCAATTATAATATGCGACGTAGCTTTTCCTTCAGGAGAACCAGAAGGTAACGTTGTGAAAGGGAACGAGTAAGTATTACTTTGTTGACGATAAGTAAAATTGGACTGAATAGTTAGAACATTATAAACCAAATGAATACGATAACCATCATCATATTTGGTTCTGTAGGACATACCAAAACTTTGCGCCATACTTCGAGTTATTACGTTATTATAGAAAGACTCGGGATACGTCCAAGCCTCTATTGTTCCACCAAAAATACCATGTAACGTTGGTGCTAGTATTCTTTGACCGTCGAAATATTTGGACGTAGTTTTCGAATCATCGGCATTCTCAACTACTGAAACTAGACCATTCCAACTTTCTCCAGGACCATTTTTAGGGAAATAAACGCCATGATCAAGACCCTGATTATAATTCGGCTTATCCCAAACAAGTCTACTCATGGCGTAAACAAACTGACTAGTTCCGACTGTGTAGGGAGTCTAGAATCCGTCGAGTTACTCCCATAAATAATATCTTCAAAACTGCTAAGAACTCCCGATGATGCATATCGAGTATCAATCACGAAATGTGCAGTGGGTTTGTATCCGGTGGCAGCGGGAGGTGTAGCGGTTATCTTCCAACTGAAAGAAACAGGATTAGAAGACGTGCTAATTGTTCTATTTGTTACTTGTGACGGGTTAGCGAGCGCATTATATACCAAGTGATACTTGTATGCGTGATTTTGGTTTAGTGCGGTGCCTATTTTAGTACGATAACAAAGACCGAAACTAGTTTTAGGTTGATTAGTTAGAATCAATCCATTTTGAATTCGATTAGATCCATCGCATCGTTCAAATTCAGGTGGATATCCCATAGCATTTATAGTTGCTTCATACTCACTTAAAGAAGACAAATTTATATACTTTGTCCCGTCCATATAAAAAGGTCTCGCGGTTCCACCTGACTGAGATTCAACCACAGAGACAATACCACTCCAAGATACCCCCGGATTTCCCGTAGTATAAAGAACAGTTTGGTCTACTCCGAATTCATAATACCTTGTTGCTTCCCAGTTAAGTCTAGACATGTCTCCCCCTCTCAGCCTGCAGTCCCTAGTTGTTTTCTTCGCTGCTCATTAAGTTCTCGGATACGACGAGCCTGGTCGCCCTTCGCTACCTTCTTTGGTGGCTGATTCTTAACGTTACACACTTCAATCAAAGTGAGCAAACGATTAAGATGCCAGTATTGGCATTCGAAAGGTATAGTTAATGCTACCATCCAATAGTAGATCAACTCAGAAGTAATAGTTTCTCTACTAGGTTTACCATTATTTGTTTTATAAATAGTCGTAGCTGTTTGTTTACTGTTGATATAGTCATTAATAGTTCTAATACTATCCGAAGTCAAGAAGTTAACGACATCGTACTTAGTATCCGAAGAAATAACCATCATACGAATATAGTCTAGAATTTCTTCGGTAGTTTTTTCTTCCTTTGACAGAAAGGGTTTACTGAATTTAGACTCCCATTTTGACATCGAGACCAAGGAATGCTCAAGTTGCAGAGTAACCGCAACAACAGAAAAAGTTTCGGTCTCTTCGTCAAATAGTTCTTGAGTCGGAAGTGCAATCTCGAGCATTCCTCGGCCTCCTTTCAGGCTCAACTGTAGTCGAAGAACCAGTCGTCATCCGAAATCGCCGGGAACTTGTATCCGGCATTCGGAGTAGCAGTAACAACGGTGTCGCCAGTGATAACACGATCTCCAGCAGAAACCGTGACACCGGAAATCTTGTAGGTGACACCAGTGACAGACGGAATAGTAAGAGTGTGAGTACCGTTGACATAAGTCGGAGCGGTCGGAGTAACCTCAGTGACCGTTCCGGCAAAGATAGCGAGCACAGCGTCAGGAAGTGGAAGCGACGGATCGGTGCCGCTAGTCCCGTACAGGAAAGACTCCAGAGTAGCCAGAGCCGCGGAATTAACCTTGGTGGAATCGATGGTAAGCAGCGAAGTAGGCGTATAACCAGTCACTGCTACCGGAGTAGTAGACAGTTCCCAACTGAAAGTAATCGCTTCCGGAGAATCGTTTACGGTGGTGTAAGCCTTTTCAGAAGGAGCTGCCTGGGCGCCATACAGAAGATGCAACTTGTACCCGTAAGCCGTACCGGAAACGTCGTTGCCGACCAGTGTGCGGTAAGACAGACCAAAGACGCCACGAGCCTGCTGACCGATAGTGAGACCACTCTGCGGAACAGCCAGACCGTCACAAGCCTCGAATTCCGGAGGATAAGTGAAGGCTTCAAGCGTAGCCTTCAGTTCCTCAGCGGAAAGAAGGTTCAGATACTTAGCGTTGTCAGCATACTGAGCAGAAGCTTCGGCGCCGCCCGGCTGTTCGGTAACGGAGACCAGACCGTTCCAAGCATACCCGTGAACATATGCGCCCTGGCTATCGGGAATATAAAGAACACCGTGGTCGACACCAGTTTCATACCGGCGCGTACCAGAAGTATCCCAAGTAAGAGCTACCATAACTCCCTCTTAGTAGTATAGAAGAAATACATCATGGTTTATACCATCCGCCACGTAATGACGGTTATAGGTACATTTGGGTAAAGCCCCGACAGGACCAAGCAAAGTACTATCGGGACTCCTGTCCATTACCGTCACCATATAACGGTATTCAAAACTATAAGGAACGCCATCGGCAAATTCCGTGTTTGCAGAATCTCTACTATACACTATGCAAGGATATACCATAGAGATGTCGGACGGGGGTTGAAAATATACCTTTGTGGCTATTGATTCAAGGAGTACTTGGAGGGACGTACGTTGGCCCATTATACCTCCCGCCCAAGTGCAATATAAGCCGAGGTCTTTTTACTTCAACCTCAGATACAACCCACCTTACGCCCATCCATGTTACATAACGCATAGCAAAGAAATGCGCCGAGGCGTATGGGTCCGCGACAATAGATATGGAATTACCAACACTTATATCATTGTTAGTTTTTCCAGCATCTGTTTGTTTTACGGTATTGCGAACAACATCACCTCGGTATTTAACTTCGGTGATGGTGTCTTCCCATACGCCATCGGTCTTCTCCGTGGAAATCACATACCCGACAGCGCCAAAATATTTTGGCACGGGTTAGTTACTCCTTAGGCGTGCGGACGCGCGAACGTCCAGTGATCTTCCGCGGTGCTGTTGAAGTAGTAGCCAGACGCAGCCACGGCGACAACAGTAATCTCGGATCCAGCAGTCAGAGCAGTCTGGGCACCGGCGGACAGAGTCGCGTCAGTAGCCAGGTTCTTGTAGGTCACGTGAGTCTGGGTGGGAATAGTAACCACGCCAGTCGAAGCCACGAAAGTTGGGGCGGTCGGAGTCAGCATAACATCGCTGCCACTGGCACGCTGCCGAATGACAATAGCACTCTTGATCTTGGTCAGAGCACCCGAGATACGGGTCTCCATGAGGTACTTGTACTGGTTGTAGTCGATGTCGAAGTCATCGAACATCGAAACCGCGCCTCCGCGGTCAGCACCGAAGTTGTAGTCTGCCATGTTCACCAGAATCGCGACAAGAGTCGCGTCCCGGGTCATTGGTTCGACAGTAACGATGTTGGAAACACGGAGTTCCGAAGCCAGTTCTGCCTCAGACGGGTAGTAACGACGACCCAGAGTATCCCGAAGCAGAAGCATCTCGGTCAGAATATCTTCGGTCGTGTACAGGGTTGGGTTACCAGACCCCTTGTACTCCTTGCGCGAACGAATGATCGCATCGATCAGTTCCCGGTATGAGGAGTTACTGTCGAGAAGGTTTACCTGAACCGTGGTGGCGTACAGTTCGTGGTCATTCGCAATAGAACGAATACCAGCGCCATCAACAGCACCGACCGGATCCTTGATCTTGTCAGGGTCGCCAACCTCGCGACCATCCCCAAAGAGAGCGGCGCTAGCCAACTCTTCTTCGAGCATAATCCGCATTTCACCCTTCATCCAGGAAACAACGTCGAAATCGACGATATCGATAATATCGTCGCGATCCAACTGCTGCTTCTTATAGACAGTGGTGGGAGTAGTGGTACGCTTGGTAAGAGAGAACCATTCCTCCTTCTTCAGAGCGCCCTTAACGTAACCCCGAGCACGAGCTTCGTCGTAGGTGATATCAGCGACAATACTCTTCACTCGAGAGAAAGGAGTGTGACCAGCGCCATTCAAGACACCGGAGACCCATTCGGTACGACGCTTGTTAAATTCCGGAGTAGCAGTCAGGTTCTTCGCATCCGGGAACAGAACATCAATGTTCTCAATCCCATGAGCAAGCGCGTAGTTGTCAACCGCGGTCTTCATAGAGCCGCACTTCATAGCATCAGCAACAATACCCTTAACATCCTCGTGGGAGAGGACGTGTTCAGCGGGCTTGTCGGTTTTCTGAGAGGTCTGATCGAACACGTTACGAGCCATAGCTTCGTCGTCCCCTTCGTCTTCGTGAGTTAGATCATCAGATTTCGACGAATCATCGTTGTTGTCTTCATCGGACTGAGCAACAGATCCATCGTTAGAAGTCGCAGACTCAAGAGCCTGACCAACCATATAGGCGACCAGATCTGCTTGCTCCTGTGACAACGAATCGTAAATATCTTGCATAGTTTTTCCGGAAGTTCCGGAATCAACGGCGTGTTCGAAGAACAAACCAGTGGTAATGATCGCTTCGTCGTCCACAACATCGATAGTTCCGTCGCCATGCTGAACACGGACGTAATCGATGAGCGCCTCGGGATTGGCACCAGAAAGTACCAAACTCACTTCACGAATAATACCGTGCATAACGGTGCCAGACTTCTCAATAAGTCTGTTCGCCCAAATAGACATGGCTTTAATGTCTTTATGAGCAACTAGTTCTCGTGCAGTATTCCCAGCCTTGGTATCATTGAAGAAACCGCGGGCATAAACGCCATCTTTACGGTTCTCAAGAATGGCGTGACCCAAAACGTTGTCTGGGCTACTGCGATCGTGTTGCCACACCAACGGAACGGTAATACCGTCCATATGAGCGAAGGCATCAGTATAGATAGTCCGCCCATCGCTGCATTTCACATTGGCCTTAGTGGCGTATCCCGAGAAATCAGGTTCCATTTTGATGGTCCTCTAGGTCTTCTTGATTCGGGTCGGCCTTAGGTTTCTTCAAATCGTTGACCGGTTCTGATTGTTTCGCATTTGGATCGTTTGGTTGCGGCATGTTGCTGTTACGCAACTTATCCGCATTTGGATCTTTTGCCGGTCTCATTCCGATTGCTTGTCGAATCTCGTTTGAGGTGACAATCTCGTTTCGAGCAAGTTTGTCGGCGATCTCAGCCAGATCAGTGATTGGGACAGCCTTAAATGGATCACGGAATGCCATGATACTTTGCTTCTGCGATCGAGCGGTCCTTGTTAGGAAACTACGACGCATCGCTTCTACAATAGCATTGACGATCGGCCAAATAGTTCTATTGTAGTAGTTATTCATGGTTGCTGTATCGGCGGTTCCATTCATCACAGCATCTGTCAAACCCAATTGGGTGTACAACATAGCTGTCAAGAACTCTACCTGCTTAAGAAGATTATTCTCAGCAGGTCTATTTAGTTGTGTTACACGTTCGGTTCCATCAGTATAAGCAATACCATACTTAGAACCAGCCAACTGGAACTCGATGTCTTTTCTGCGTTGTTCTGCTTGCTGACGTCGAGCTTCAGACTTAATGACATAAGGGAGCTGAATAATTAGATCCAGTTTTCCAGAACCTGATTGCTCATCAATAGCGTCAAGAAGATTCAATTTTCTAATCAGACGCTGTAGAGTAGAGTTTGGTTCGTTAAGAACCGTATACAAAGGATTCTCGACGATGGCTACCATACTTTTAGGTAGGGTGATATCTTCCCTGAGTCCCCTAGCCTGATTGTATAGATTAACCCGCACGTGTTCTGGGTACCAGTTTACAATTTCACCATTTCGCATGGTTTTAATATCAAAGCCACCGCTAAATATAGGACTTGTTGTTGTGTCTACCGGAACGATAGCCACCAAACCCTTATCGAGCATTGTAAGAACCGCGTCTTGTTTGAAGTGGCCTGACGCTTGGTCTAGATTAGCCTCGACACTCAAACAATTATTAAGACCACTATCTATTTCTTCCAAAAATCGATTTTCACTATCTAGTCGAACATGCCGCAAATCAATAGCAGCCACATCAAGACTGATTCGAGTTAGAATCGACGAAATGATAGAACGTTCGTTAGAGAATCTAAGTCTTACCCGATCCGAACGCCCATAGGAACTCACGCCGCCTTCATAAGACATAGGGTAACTGTCTTGCGTATTTGAGAAAGCGTTCCACATGTGTTTCAGTCGCTTGCCGATACTAAATTTAGCCATAGGTCACCCCCTCTCATAAATATAAAGCGACGTGTTGGTCCTTAGGCTCCTTCGAGTGCGGCAATACGCTTCTCGAGTTTGCTAATAGCTGCATTTAGGGTGTCGGTTGCGGCAACGGCAGCAGTGCTAGAACCAAGCACATAACCGGTGAGAACCACATTAGACCCAACTGGAGGAGCTGCAAGAGTCCTCGCCTCCAACTTTGCGATTCCAGCATTCACCGTATCAGTCGCAGCGACTGCGGCGGCACTTGTCGACGTATAACCAGTAAGAATAACATCTCCACCGTCGGGAACTTCAGCCAGAAGGGTGGAAACAGGAGATCCGTCAGACTCAAATAGAGCCATTCGAGTGAGAGTCTGCCGAGGATTGATACTAGACTGCGCGACAACAACGACCTGTTCGGTGGCCTGAGTCTCGGTCATTCGAAAGCCTCCTTGTTTAGTTTATAGGCTACGTATGCATCCATCATTGCGGCGACATTATCGATCTTCTCCGCATAGCGTTTCTTGTACAACTTTCGGTTGCCATTGGTATCTTCCAAAGTAATAGCATTACCCATGGCAAACGACATAAGTGCTTCATCAAAGAATAGGATACGTTGTTCGCTTAACTTTTTAAGTTCACCCAAAGGAACAGATTCAGTCTTAGCTCCCTGTCGAACCTTTACAACACCGTATTCCCCGTTTTCACTATTCCATCTGGTTACAAACTCTTGCGCATTGTATGGGTCGTAACCAAATGATCTAACGTCATACTCTTTCTCTTGAATGTGGGTATCTAGATCTTCATAGACTTCCATCATATCAAGAACTGTACCATCTAAGACGTGAAGACTTCCCTCATTTATAAACTCGTCGTACTTAGCACGTGCAGCACCGGGGAGTTTCATCAAAGTCAAGGCGGTTATGTAACTTCGCGTCTTAATTCCAAATCCCCCGCGTGCGAGAGGAAATAGGAACGTGAATGCACAGAAGTCGTCACCCTGGGAGAGATCCGCCCCCATACTGCAAGGAAGTTTCCAGAATTCTCGTCTACGGTGAGGTAGTGTCTCTTCGTAGGTGAAGAAGTACGTATAACCTTCCATCGGAATTCCGAACCGTTTAGCTAGGATATCATTCCTAGTAGCAGGAGCCTTCTCTGCCCGTTCGACATCCAAATGGTATGTGTCGTAAGAGACGGTCTTGCCAATATTAGGATTAGCCTTAATCCACATAGATGGATCGGCTACTTCCGTGAGATCATCAAGTTTATAATGCCAGATAGAAATGTGTGGTGCTAGATACTCGCCTTTTAGAATCTCAGCGAGTTCCATTTTGATAGTGTCGCCTGAACCATTCCGAACTGTTCCTTCGGAACTGATGGCTATGATCAAGTAATCGTCTAGTTTCGACGCTCCTTGTTCAACAGCACCGACAACGTCTTCTCTTAGATCCCCGGAAAGCCACTCGTCGATTGTCGAGATCTTAGGACGCAAACCTTGAAGTTTATTGATGGCCATAGGACGAACTTCAAGAAGAGAACCAGTTAGAAAGTTCTCAATTCCCTTCTTTGTTGCGGCCAACTTCATTCGTAACGCTCTATTACCAGTGGTGTTCTGTAGCGAACCTTCTGTAAGGAACTTAAAGAGTGGGCCACGTGTCCGTGTAATCGCCGTTCGGAAAGGCGACATTACTTCGTCGGCCTGTTTCATAGTCGGTGCCGTTGTGATCTGATGTGTAGTAGATGTATCCACGTTAAGAAAGTAACTTTGTAGACAAGAAGCGTACATAGACTTAGCCGCACCTCTAGCAACGATGAGATACTGCTTTTTAGTCAGACGCGTCTTTATCGATTTGGTTACAAAACGTCCTCCGTGATTATCCGCTGATGGAACATATACACTTCGTTCAATGAAATGGTACCAACCGAAAATCTGTTCGGCCCATACTTTAAAAGAGGGTAGAAGGTGTAGATCTGTCCCATCGGTCAGTGTCAATTCGTTTTCGCAGTATTGGATAAAACCTTCTACTGCATCCACATCGTAATAAACACTACGGTTTGCGATTAGCGAATCTATCCTGTTCATCTCCAAAGAGATTTCCCTATTTACGGGGATTTCACCTTCTAGTACTTTTTGTCTGAATTCCCCATAATACTTCGGGACTGCAGTATTAGATAACGCCATCGCAAACCTCCTTTCACTTCTTTATTTTACCAAGAGTCTTGGTTCCGGCATTAACTCCGGCATTCATCGATTCACTCATGAGTTTAGTGGCGTTCTGCTTTCCTATGCCAAGCAGAACTTCTTTCATAAACTTAACTACTTTTCCGGATGGTGTTGATTCTTTGAACTGTTTCTCAAGATTCAGTCGAAGTAGATAAGCCTGAATCTCTTGATTTGTTAGAGATTTATGTCCAGTGGTCTTAGACTTAGTTCGAACAGTATGTGCGGACCGAGCCTCTGGAGACCAATGGGTGGTGTCTGTGTAATTTTTACGAACACCCCAACGCATACCTTTCACGCCCACGTGCGCGAAGAAGTCTTCCACGTTAGCAGTCATATCCTGTTGCACCGCCTCTACTGGTATAGCATTTAGATCGATGATCACACCCTCGTAATCTCCTGTCCAAATACCAATCTTATCAAATTCGACCCAGTTCTCTTCATCCCTGGGATCGATAGACGTTTTGGCGGGAGTCTTTGGGTAACCAAGAGTTAGATGCGGAGTCCATTCTGGAAATTGTTCAATCCTGTCGAATGCACTTTTAACTTTGTCATTAGACAGCATATAAGAACGAACTTTAGTAATCAGTTGTGCATGCTCTTTATCGAAAAAGAGAACGTCGGCATCTTGATCGCCGAGCAAACCTCGATGGTCTACTTGCAGCCAAAACTTGGTCAGAGAAGTTTCTACTACGTGACGAATATACTCAACGATCTGCTGCGTATCGTCTGCAGCATCGATGTATAGAATTGTGAGATGTGGAACTTTCTCACTTGACATTCGATATGCATATGAGTACTCGGCTGGGATAGCAACAATCGTCACGTTGTTACTGGGAAGGGGCTGACCCATGACGCTCCTTCCCGATTAACGTTTAGTCGCCACTCGAGTTCTTTGGATTGTCTCTCCATAGCCTCGATCATATATGAAGTCGTTGGCGGATCAAACAACAATCGAACTCGTAGACAGATATAGGTTTTAACCAGACTAAGATTCACTCCTGGAGAAAGAAGTGCGTCCCACAAAGTCGTGTAGTTAGTAATCATTAGACCATTGGTAGGTCCGATACCCAACTGATTAACTACAGCAAGAACCGTGTTAATATGCATGATGATGTCGACATCATAATTATAGTCGTCAACACTTATCCCTAGTGTGGATTTCACATCATTCAAAATACTTGTTTCCGCCATGCGGGACGCACCTCCCTTTTACTTAGATTCGTTGGTTAACGATACCCATGATAGTGGCGTAGTCATAACCAGCGGCGATAAGACGATTTTTTCGTTCCTGCCCATTACCCCAGTCGCCACGGATAACTTCATTAGCGACAGTAGAATTACTCTTACGGCTACTTCCGAGAATTTCGTCGACTCGGTTCTGAACCGCAGTATAATCGTACCCAGCATCCTTCAACCGATTAGCCCGATCGCGACCGTTACCCCACGCTCCAGCGATAACTTCTCGAGCGAGAGTGTCTACCGACTTAGCCGGGGCAGGCGTAACACCAAGAATGTTGTTGACTTCAGCCTGAACAGCATCGTAGTTATAACCAGCGTTGGTGAGGTTGTTGCGGCGGTCATCTCCGTTACCCCAAAGACCAGCAAGAACTTCCCTTGCCAGTTGAGTTACATCCTTCTTTGGAATGGAACCGCCAACCTTAGCGGCCAAAGTCATCCAGGTGTTCGCGTCGCCATAGAAGACGTTCAGATCAAGTTCATCATCATAACCGGAAAGATAACCCTTACTGGTGTACTGGAACATGGTGACAACTGACCATGGAGAAATATTACCAGGGTCACGACTCTGGTCGTATCCGGTAGGATTGTTCTGGCCGTATGCTGCGACCCAGAGAGGATAGTCGTTAACGATAGCATAATCTGAATTACAGATTACACCTCGGGAACCATAAAGCATCGGCTTATACCCGGAGATTCGAGTGACTTCCTCCATGAACCACTTGGCCCACGAAGCACCTCCGGCAGAAGCTGACTGCATCTCGTGATCCAGAACCAGAAGAGTCTGTCCATTGAGATATCCCTGGATATTGTCAATGAAGAACTTAGCTTCTCGACAAGCACCTTCTCGTCCTGGATTCTCATGGGCATTACTGAAGTGATAAACCCCAACCAACTTGCCCTGTGCGACAGCAGACTGATACTGCGCGTCGCAGTTCGAACTAACCCAATAATCGCCTTCGGTTGCCTTGATGATTGCAAAATCATATGGAATTTTAGTAAGGATATCAGGTGACTGATATGCAGAAATATCTACGCCATTAAGACTCATGATCTCACCATAGTTTCGTGTCGTTCGCCATACGATTTGTTATAACATGCGGAACGTTGTTCGACCCATAGTGTATAGCATTATGGGTCATTTGAGATGTTGTGATTAGGTAATCGGGATTTAGTAAAGCATCGATGTTTCCCTCGACTATATCAGAAGGAGTAATAGGATTCATATGGTGAATAAATAATCCCTTATGAATTTCTCTTCCTGAAATACCTAGATCACAACTAGAATCTCGATAAATAACTTTGAATCTGATATCGTTCCAACTTCGATCTCGGTAAAACATTTGGTTCAAATATCGATCAAAGCCAAATGTCTCGACTCCGACCGAACCGTTTAATTTTAAATAATTATAGCGATCTTCGAACGAACTTAGAGAGCGTAGTTCTGCGTAAGTTCTAATCATCTTCGTATTCCAGTTGGGGTTGACCAGAATATGAACGCATAGCCTGCAGAGCAGACTTATACAGTTCTTCTACCTTAGCCGCAGACAACATAGCTTCTGATTTAGCTCGTAGTAGATCGTTTTCTCTTTCAATCTTCTCTTGTTCGAGGCGTTCTCTTGTCGAACCCAACTTGAGATAGTGACTAATTACTTGAGACGATGCAGTACCCTCTCTAAGTTGCTTTTCAGCAAGATCTGTAGCTAGAACAATGAGTTGATTCTCTCGACCCTCAGGAGTTGTAGCAGGTTTAAAGGTTCCCGAGGTTAGTTCTGAGCTACTATCAGTCTTTCTAGGCATACTATCAACTCCTTTCTAGGTAGTTTGGATGTAGTTTTTCGACCCAAAAGGCAACCCAGGCATAAAAACATTGCAGGAATTTACCC